ATGGGCCGTCGAGCCGGCCAGCAGGCCGGTGTAGCCCGTGGGCGACAGGAGTTGCTCCCCGGCCTGATGTCTGCCGAAGAGCAGGTCGAGCGGCTCCAGCGTGCCAGAGAGGAAGTCCGCGCTCGACGCAAGGAGGACCGACTGCGAGAGCGTGCCAAGCGAACTGCTCTTGCTGGCCGGATGCAGGCTCGCATCGGTCGGATCATGGCTGCCGTCGAGGCGATGCGCCAGAGCGCCGATGAGGACTCCGACCAACTGATGCGCCGTGCGCTGCGAGAGATGCTGCGCCGCGAGGCCGCCGGCAGCCGCACTGGCTACGAGTTTGCTCGTCGCGAACTGACGGCGCTCAAGCGCGAAGCAGCCGACGCCGTGCGCCTGTTGCCGGCGAACATGCGCGGCAAGTACCTGAATCGCATCGCGTCGGTCCGGTCTGCCGTTGGGGTTCTTCGCATCAGCGACTCCGTCGTGCGCGACCTCGCACGGTACGAGGCTCGATCGTCCTTCAACCGGCTGCGCCGGCTGGAGCGTCGATATTCCAGCCCGCAGACCGGCATGACCAACGAACTCCGCGATCAGATCCTGCCGATCGTTCGTGCCGGCATGGCGCTGCTTGGCGGTCAGCGCCTGATGCAGTACACCGACGTGAACGACATGAGCCAGCGCATCGCTGCTGCCAACCAGTTGGCCGCACAGGCGCGTGGCATGTACGAGCAGGAGCGCGAGAACTGGCGTGCCGATCGCGAGATGCGTCGCGAGGGTTATGCCGATGCAGCGGAGGCTCTCGCCAACAACATCAGCCAGATGCCTGAACTCCCGCCGTCGAGGCTGTGGAGCGAGGGACGTACCGCCGGCATGGTCGGTGCGCTGGCGATCAAGAACAGCGACATCCACACGATTGCTGCGCTCATCGACGGTGCGATCGACGGACCGATCCACGACATGATCCACCGGCTGTCCGCCGGCAAGGATGCCATGTACAACGATCGCCGTCGGATCGACCAGCAGATTGACGGCCTGCTGCGTCAGGCCGGGTTCACCGGCATCGACGACTACGTTCAGCGAGGTGCCGGCTACGGTGGAACTGCCGCCGCCGATGTCATCGACGTAGTGCTTGGCGGGACCGCTCGCCGTATCACGATCGGCGAGGCCATGTCTCTGGCTGCGATGGATGACACCACGCTCGCCCTGCTGGCTGACGAGAACGATCCCGAGCAGCCGGGTAGCCCGATCACGTTCAGCCGTGACGGTGGCAAGTTGCCGATCCCCGTGACCCGGCAGGAAGTCTTGGCCTTGCGTGGCCGTTTGTCACCCGGCCAGTTGGCGCTCATCGATGGACTCAAGGGTCTGATCGACACCGAGATTCGCGAGCGTTCGTTTGAGGTGGCGTACCGAATCAACGGTCGTATGCCCGAGGCTGTCCCGAACTACTACCCGCGCCGACGGCTGAGTGATGCAATCGCCGGTGATACGGTTGACGTGAACTCCAACCCCGGCAACGTCGTGATGACGATGCTCGACAACGCCGGGTTCCTCCAGCGTCGCGTCGCCAGCACCAGCCCGCTGGTCGTTGACGACCTCGTCCGCACCATCGACGGCCACGTCGATGAGGGTCTCCGGCTGATCCACATGAGCGAGCCTCTGCGCCACAGCATCACCGTGCTGCGGTCTGCCGGCGTGAAGGACGCGATGGAATCCCGGTTCGGCAGCAAGTTCAACGACCAGATGCGAAAGGTCGTGTTCAACGCCGTTGGTCTGAGTGGCCGCCCGACTGGCGACTTGATCGACCGTATCAACGGCAACATCAGCGGCGCTCTGCTGATGCTGAACCCGAAGACTTGGTTCCGCCAGTTGGGCGGGATCTTCCGCCTTGCCAGCGAGTTCGACATGGGCGACTGGGCAGCAGGCAGCCGGCGCTCGATCGCGTTGTCTCCGTCGCAGCGCACGGCTATGATCGACCGGATCGAGGAGACCAGCGGGTACTTCTTTGACCGCCACCGCCGTTCGCAGGTCGGGTTGTTCGCAGGTGTCATCGGTGATCCCCGTCAGAACCGTGAACGCATCGCGTCGATGCTGCGGTCTCTGGCTTCTAACCTGCGTTCGGCTGTGGATGAGGCCACGCAGGGGAACATCCAGCGCATGGCGGCTGACCTCTCTGCTGGTCGCACGAATGCGCTCACGATCCTGCGGTCGGTTGACTTCGCCCTGCGCGGCATCGATCGTCAGGTCATGCTGGCCGCGTACATGACTGCGCGTCAGTCCTTGTCGCGAACCGACCCGTCGATGCCAGAGGACGAAGCGCACGCATCGGCGTGCGTGATGGCCGAGCAGTCGTTCCGCCGCACGCAGAACGTCAGCGACCCGCTCGACGACACGGTGTTTGCGGCAGAGCAGAAGTTCTCCAAGGGATACGGTCGCCTGTTGTTCCCGTTCTCCAGCGATCCGCTCAAGGGCTGGAATCAGGCTCGTCGCGCAACGCTCAACCCGCAGAACGCTGGACGCACCGCGTTCGCCATTGGCGCGAACATGCTGTGGAGTGCAGCCGCGAACCCGTTGAGCCTTGGCCTCGCGGCGATTGCCACGGGACTCGTTGCGAGCGATGACGAGGACGACGAACTGCTCAAGCGTGCGCTCATGGAGAAGCAGGCTGAGGGCGCGATGCGACGTGTTGCGAACGAACTCGTTGCGAGCGTCGGCGGTTACGCTGGCATCATTGCCGGCGACATCTACACGGCCTACCGTGCGATGAGTGACGGCTACGCGCCTGACCAGACAATCCAGTTGATGCCGCTGCAAGTCGCCAACGAGGTGATCCGCAGTGCATCGATGGGCGACTACGGCGCGATGGCTGGCGATCTCGCGATGATGGCCGGCATCCCGGTGACGATGCCGATCGAGTCGATCTCTCGCGATGTCGAGAAGACCATCGCCACGCCGGACTCCATCCGCAAGATCCTGCTGGCTCGCAAGCAGTCGGTCGGTCTGACACCTGCCGAAGAGCAGCGTCTGCGCGAGGTGCAAGCCGAGATCAGGGCGCTGAAAGCCCTACAAACACAGTGACTTGACAGCATACTGTTCGTGCAGTACTGTTCCTGCATCGGACCACATTGTGTGGTCTGTTCGCAGAACGGAGAACTATGCCACGCAAGAAACGACCACGCCCTCCGCGTTCGGAGAGGTATCGCACTCTCACGATTCGCAAGAGTGACTACGACACTCTCCAGACCATCCAAGCCAATACCGGATGGTCGATGCTCCTGATCCTTCATTTCATCATCGAGCATCACCGACAGAAACTGCCCACGTCACTGACCGACGTTGGCTACGTTCGACTTGGCAACACCGTCATCCGCATGGATGAGAACAACAACATCCTGTCAATCACCGAGGAACCGAAGAATGACAACGACAACCCCGACAGCATCACCGTCACGAATCCTGCACGATATGAGTGAGCGCGAGTACCACCTGACTGCTGGTGCCTCTGCCTCCCGCCTGAAGAGCCTGCTCACCAAGACCCCGGCGCACCTGCGTTGGGAACTGGACAACCCGCCGGCTGACACCGCTGCGTTCCGGGTCGGTCGCCTGCTGCACTGCATGGCGCTTACCCCTGATCTCGTCCGTGCGAACTTCATGCCAGCGCCGGATGTTGATCGCCGCACGAAGGCCGGCAAGGAACTGTACGAGCAGGCTCTGTTGCAGGCAGGCAACCGCACCCTCATCAGCACCGAGGAGTGGGACCAGTGTGACAACATGGCAAGGGCTGTTCGCGCTACCGGCCTGTTGGAGAAGGGCCAGCCCGAGGTCAGCCTGTTCTGCGAGATCAACGGCGTCAAGTCGAAGGCTCGATTCGACTGGTGGAACGAGGGCCAGATCATCGACGTGAAGACGACGGCCACCGTCGGCAGTCCGCGTGACTTTCAGCGCACGGTGTGGAACTTCGGCTACGGATTGCAGGCTGCTTGGTACACCCGCATGGCGCGGGCCTGCGGCCTGAACCCGACTGGCTTCACGTTCATCGTGGTCGAGAAGGACGAGCCGCACGTCACCGGCGTCTACGACCTCGACGAGGCTGTGATCACCCTGTTCGACAAGCAGATCGACGACCTGCTGGTTGAGTACAAGGCATCGCTGGCGGACGTTCCGCCGGCTGCAACGTGGGGGCGGCACACCATCAAGGTGCCGACGTGGGCCATGTCGGCCCTTGAGGACGAGGTCTGATACGAAAGGAACAAGCACATGAAGACATCTGAAACCATCGGCGCTCTCATCACCGCTCTTGCTGCCGCGCAGAAGAGCATCACCAACCCGGCGTTCGACAAGGTGAACCCGCACTTCAAGTCGAGGTACGCCACGCTGGCGGCTCACCTCGACGCCATCCGGCTGCCGTTCGCTGCGGAGGGGCTGTTCATCATGCAGCCGATCAGCAGTGATACCGGCACCATCACCGTCACCACGCGCATCGCTCACAAGAGCGGTGAGTGGATCGAGGAGTCGGCTACGGAGCCGCGACCGGAACGCTGCACGATCCAGCAGTTCGGATCGATCTGCTCGTACCTGCGTCGCTACACATTGGCGAGCATGGTGTCGATCACTGGTGAGGACGACCTCGACGGCGAGGAAGTCGTTGCACCGACCCGCCAGCAGGCGCGGTACGAGCCGCACCCCAGCCAGTCGGCCCCGGCCCGCACGTTCCAGCAACGCGCACCGGAGCGTCAGCCTGAACCGCACCCCAGCCAGACCCCTCCGGCACCCAAGCCGGCACCGGCACCCGCTCCGGCACCTGCCGAGCGCGTGGTCGAGTCCGATGCCGGCGAGTGGCTGTGGATTCAGGTCCGGTTCTGCGACGAGAAGCAGTCGCAGGGCAAGACGGCTAGCCCGTACCTCGCCGTCAAGACCGCCGACGACCAGCGCCTGACCTGCTGGGACACCGACCTGTTCGACGTGATCAAGGCTGCTCACCGCGACCGCTCGACGATCGGCGTCATCGTGGACACCAGCAGCAAGTTCCCGAAGATCGTCGAGGTCAAGCGTGGCTGACAACCTGTGGGATCTGACCGAGGGAGAGCGCCGGCGCGATCGAGGGATCGCGCTGGCCTCGATCCCACGGGCTGACCTGCTGGAGCGGGCTAGGGTCGCGGCTGTGGCCGTGGCCCAGTCCCGCTCAAGCCGGGAGGCCAGCATCGACGATGTAAAGCGGCGCATGGAGGACGACGGCATTGACCCATCGGCGCTGGAGAACGCGGCAGGAGCCGTGTTCCGAGGCTCGATGTGGTCGGACACCGGCAAGCGCGTCCGGTCAGAGCGAACGGCGGCCCGAGCGCGGGAGATCCGCATCTGGAGGCTGGTGTGAGGAAAGCCCCGTGGTTCCCCATGTACACGCAGGACTTCGTGTCGGCGACGATGGCGATGAGCAGCGCGGAGGTTGGCTGCTACATCAGGCTGCTGTGCTTCCAGTGGTCGAACGGTGGAATCCCTGACGACTACGAGGCGGCGAAGCGGATCTGTGGTGACCTGACGCAGGCCATGTGGAAGGTGTTGCGTTGCCGGTTTGAAGACCACGACGGCCTGCTGGTCCATCCCCGGCTGGAGTCAGAGCGAGTCAGGATGGAGAGCGTTTCGACCCGACGCGCAGCCGCAGCGCGTAGAGTGAACGAGCAGAGGCGGCGAGTGGAAGACCCAGTTCAGCAACTCAAGCGAATCAGGAAAGACCAATGACGGACGAACACAAGCCCGAACTCAACAAGCCCACCCGGCACTGCTACTGCCGGATGTGCGGACAGGTGTGGCAGCACGCTCGCATCGGCGAGGTGCTGTCGGATGTGGACTACTGTGGCGGTTGCGCCAATGAGATGTACAACGACGAGACCCCGACGAGGAGCGACGACCATGAGTGAACTTGAATCGGCACTTGCGGCACTCGACTGCATGATCGACGAGCGCAACGCGGCGCAGCAGATGGTGAACGTACTCAACTCCAGCGTTCATCGGCTGACGTTTGAGCGCGACGAGTTGAAGATCGAGGCCGGCAAACTCAAAGCAGAGCGCGACGAGGCGCGGCGCGAGGTGTGCGCCCTTGAGGCCGACACCTTGGAGGACCAAGTCGAGTACGCCAAGCAGCGTGGTTGGATCTGTTTCCCCGGTCAGGCGAACAACGGCAAGCAGGACGGGATGACCGACGCCGAGTTCCTTCGCTACCTCGCGCAGAACGACTACAACATCGACGGCGGCCTGCTGGCCGATGCCGTCAGGCTCAACGAGATCGCAGACAGGATCGAGAAAGGACACCGATGAACGACAACACCAACGAACTGAACCAACTGGCTGCCCGCAACGCGGTGCTGGTGATCGAGATCGATGCGCTGAAGGAGCAGTTGACCCGGCTGCGCTCGATGAACACCATGCTGTACAAGGATCGTGACGAACTCCGGCTGAAGTTGCACCAGTACATCGACGCCGAGCGTGACGTTGCGGTGGCGAGGATGGAGGCCGGCGATGACGAGCGCGCCGCTGGCGACGAGGACGACAGCGAGACGCTGCTGGCAATCGAGGGCATGAACGACTGCATCGTCGGAATCGGACGGCGGTGCAGCAAGCCTGACGTGCTGGTGTACAGCCACGCAATGTTGGTTGCGTCGTTCGTCAGGCAAGGCATGACGGAGACCGAGGCTTACGAATGGGTCGAGTTCAACATCACCGGCGCGTGGCTGGGAGACAAGACCCCGATCGTGATCTACCCCAACGCGGACGACTGACGACACGCAACACGGAAGGAGACTGACACATGGAAGTGCGAACCTACCCTCTGAACTACGCGATGATGCGCGAACTGTGGCCGGACTGGAATGCAACCGATGCCAGCGCCGGACTGTTTGCGGAGAGATGCGCTGACCTGAACCAGCGCGTCCTGATGGACGTGATCAAGCGCCATCGGTGCGAGCCTGCTGGTCAGTACAAGGAACCGAAGATCCACCGGGTGCTGGAGATGTACGGCGAGGTCATGCGCGAGAGCAGTGTCCGCGCACAGTTCTCCTCGCAGGTGGTGTCCACCGACCTGACGGCGGAGGAGGCTGCGGAGTTGGACATCGAGGCCGACGAGATCATCTCGACGGCCACCGACGAGGAGGTGCGGGCGGCACGGTCGCTGTACCCGATCAATCCCGACCTGCCGGGTGGCAAGCGGATGCTGGCTGCCGCGCTGCGGAGGATGCGGGGTCGGCGATGACGAAGGACAAGATCCCCCCCGACGTGTTGCTGCGCGAGGAGATCGGCAAGCGTATGGCGAGTGAGGATCGCGAGGCTCGCCATGCCACGGTGGCCGCCGCGCTCGACGAGACGCTGGTCGAGTTGATGTCGGCGATGATCCGTGCCAGCAAGTCTTGCAGTTGCAGCAAGGGAATGCGCCGCCATCTCGTCGCGCTGGTCGAGCGGTTCGGTAGAATCCGGGAGGAGGCTCTCGATGGCCGGAACTGTTTCGATATCCCTCCCGCTCCCGAGGAGCAAGGGCAGTAACGGCAGAGATCACTGGGCTGCGCGAGCCAAACTCGTGAAGGCAGACAGGGCATTGGCGTTCGCGGCGGGGTCCACTGTGGCCCCGCCGATGCCATTCCGGGATGTCAGCCTGACGATCGCGTACCGGACGAAGGGGGCGCAGGCACCCGACTGCGACAACGCGATCAGCCGGTGCAAGGCGTACATCGATGGGCTGACGGACGCTGGCTGGTGGGTGGACGACCGGCGGTTGGTCGAGATCAAGGCGGCGGTGTTTCGCGGCGCTGGTCAGGACGCCGGGGTGACGATCACGGCCCGGTGCGTGAACCCGCCGGAGTGACTGGCCGTGCGCCCCGTCTATGAGACATCCGCAGACCGGCGGGCGCAGGCCGAGGCCATCGGGTGGCTGGCTGCTGCGACTGGCAGTACGCCGGTCGAGATGCCAGCGTTGGCACCGTGGGACTACGAGATGGTTCGCGAGGGACTGGCCGTGGCGATCGTCGAGGTCAAGGTTCGGCGCTGCACGATGCGCGAGTACCCGACCTACATGGTGAGCGAGGCGAAGGCGCGTGGCTTGCGCGACGCTGCCATCGAGCGTGGCATTGCCGGTGTGCTGTTGGTTCGGTGGTCTGACGCTGCCGGGTGGTTGCGATTGGACGCTGGTCAAACCGTCAAATGGACGGTCGGCGTTGGTGGCCGGGTGGATCGGGGCGATCCTGCGGACATCGAGCGGGTGGTGCTGCTCCCGATTGCGTGGTTCGGGCTACTGGCCGTGCCAAGGGTCGGCAAATGAAAAAGCCCCCGAGCGCGTTGGCGCTTCGGGGGCCGCACATGGAAAGACTGGGTGATTCTACTACTGGGGTTCGCCGTAGACGGCACCCGTCGCAGGATCCCGGTCTCCGTCGTCGGGGAATCCGTCGGGCTGTCGGTTGGTCAGGTCCATGAGTACGCCGGTCACGGTGAACCTGACGAGGTCACGGTGGAGGATGCGGATGATCTCGCTGCGCGAGGGTGCCACCCATGCGCGGCGGTTGGAGTGTGCGATCCAGCACTGGCCGTCGGGTGATCGATGCAGGCAGATTGGGGTCACAGTCGGTCCTCCTGATCAGAGATTACCCCCGGCAGGTCGGGTTCCTGCCAGTAGTCCGGGGATCGGTAGTAGGTTGGTTGCACACGGTCACCGCCCCGTTGACCGCTACGGTCACCGCTACGTTGACCGCTACGTTGACCGCTACGTTGACCGCCCCGGTCACCGTGGCGCAAATCGAGGGTATTCACATTCACATCCACAGTCACAGACCCCCCCTCCCGGGGGGGTTGCAGGGGGGGAGCGCCTAGGATGGCTTCTGCGGGCTTGGCTTCCTTGGATGACCCGAGGTAGCACTTGCCCCCGTCGGACGCCTTGGAGCGCCTTCTAGCCGCCTTCCTGTCGATGCTGGTGAGCCACTCCGCCTCCTCCCATGCAACCCGGGCGGAGTGGGCTGCGATCCGCCCTTCCCGGAGCCGGACGGCCACGGGGTGGCGGGACCGGACGGCGTCGGCCACGTCCCGTGGGCAGCACAGACTGGCCGAGCCGGGACGGTCGTCCAAATCCTGACACGGGTATCCGTCATCGTTGACCCGGCACAGGTAGGCGTGGAACTGTGCCTTGCCTCGCCGCCTCCGGTTGCGCCCCCGACCCTGTCGCCTATTCATCGCTTCGCTCCCATGCTTGGCGGGCCTTGGCCCGGTATCCCTTGGTCGCCGACTTGCGGTGGCCCTTCGGGCCTCCGTTCCACACTCCGGCCACGGTCTCGATGGACCAGTCGGGAGCGTATCGGCTGATGTACGCCACGAACACGGCTTCCGCGTACTCGCGATCGTGGACATCGAGGTACTCGCGCTTGCCCAGCGCAGGGCTGTAGGCCACGGCATCGACCCACGCACATCGGTGGATCTGCAACCTGCCACGGGCCTTGCCACCGTCCCCGACGGCAGCGTCGGGGTTGCGGTGGCCGCCAGTCTCGACAGCCTCGATGGCATCGAGGATCCGGCGCACGTCGGTCCCCTGCGGCGGAGGCACGACGAGCGCCACGGTGATGAGCGCGGTGATCATGCCACGCCCCGCGTGCTGTGAAACTCGTAGCGAGGCTCTTGCAACGAACAGTGCTGCACTGCGCCAAGGTGCGCGGCAAGCAGGTTGCGGACCGCACCGCGCAGGGTGCGATCGCTCGCCATCGCCACGGTCTCCCACTCCACGCGGCGCGTGGACTGGTTCGGGCTGCCCCACCTGTCGAGGTTCATGTGGGTCGTGGGAATCCCGACCAGCACGGTCACGCACTGTGGTTCCGACAGAACGCGCACGTTGGCACGGTGCAGGAGGTTGCGAAGGTACTGGTCGTCGCGGGCGACCACGCGGGCGCGGAGTTCGCGCTTGATCAGGCGAATGATGTCGATCATGGGAGTGTCTCCGGGTTAGTTGGTGCTGGTCGGGTACAGGACATCGCCGTGGTTCGGGCCACCCACGAACAGGATCTTCGTCCCCATCAGCCCGATGGTGATGCTGCGCTGCGGCACGGGGTTGCCATCGATGTCGGTCCAAGTGGTTCCGCCGTCGGTGGTGATGCAGTCGATTCCGGTCAGGTAGAGGTTGTACCGATCGTCGCCCCACATCACGGGGTAGTACTTCGCGTCGAAAACCTTTCGGATGTTCGCCGGAACGGGGTTGCGTCGGAGCATCGAGGCCAGTTGCAGAGCGGTCATGTGTGTCTCTCCATGTTGAGGGTTGGGATCAGGCATTGCCGCCACGCTGGCGGCGCTCATGGTTGGCGTGGTCGGTCGCGATGCGGAGGATGGTTGCCCACTGATCACCGGCGAGCAGCATGAGGTCAGTGACAAGGTCGGTGGCAGCCTCGATCGAGGCATCGTCAAGACCGACGGGCGCGTCGGACGAAATCAGCAAGCCCGCGAGGTCTCCGCCATCGAGGCCGTCGGCGACGGCCTGTTCGTAGTCCTTCACGTCCATGCTGCGGACGGTCAGGCTGGTGGCGGATGCGTGGATGTCGTCAACGATTGCAATCAGGTGTCGAGCCATGTGTCTCTCCATGTAGGGGGATTGAATCCTGCACAGTGCAGGGCAAGGCACCCCGGAGGGTGCCAAGCCGCGTACTGGGTCAGATGCGCGGGTAGCGGTTGCCGTGTCGGGCGTGAAGTTCGTCGGACTCGTATGCGAGGTAGCCGTCGATGAATGCATCGATGAATGCGACCATGTCCCTGCGCGAACGCGAAACGACCTTGGTCCACTGGAGGCGCGGACCTTGCGAGGTCTGCATCGTGACCATCCTGCCCAGCGTGTACTGCCCGTTGGAGCGGTGGAGATCGAAGAATCCATCGTCCCCATCCTTCCAGTTGCCGCAGCGGTTCAGTCGGCTCACTGCGGTCTCGACGTATTCATGCGTGATGTAGGTTGCCATGTGTGTGTGTCTCCGGTTGAGGGTTGAATCAGCCCCACAGCCACTGCTGTTGGGGATCGAGGGCCACCGAATCCACCAGCGCGTCGGCGCTGTGGGCTACGGTCGGCTTGACGGTCGCCGTCCCGGCCAGCACGGCATCGCCGATGTCGGCCAGCACCTGACGGGTCCGGTCGGTCACCGCGTGGCTGTCAGACTTGCGGACCTGCACGGTGTACCGGACGCTGGTCTTCGACCCGACGAACCACACGCCGCCAGTGCCACGGATGCGCCAGCGGCGGGTGCCGCTGGTGATCTCCGTGGTCACGTTCGGCGAGGTGAACGCCACGAAGTCGCTGCGGGGGATGCGCTGCCCGTCACCGCACAGTGCGGTGAGCGCGGCGATGTATCGATCGCGAAGGGTTGCCATGTGTGTCTCTCCATGTGTGAGTGAGTGAATCCCGGACAGTCCGGGCCACGCCGCCCCCGCAGGGGCGGCTAGGCCGGTGCTGTCAGGCCAAGCGGAACCTGACTGGCTCCGCCTCGAACACTACGCCCGTTGGCCCGGGCTTCGCGTGAGCGGTCCACGACGCCCGGGCGATCGTGCGGTGGTGACGCTCGTCGCGTGCGTTGCCCGTCTTGCTGTGGGCAACGACGTGCGCGGCCACGTCGGGCTGCCAAGTCTCGATCGGCGGGATCGCGGCCAGCGCTTCCTGACGTGACGCGAATCGATGGCCTACCGCGTTGCCGTTGGCGTAGACCACGCCAACGATCCAGTACGGGGTGTGGATCGGCGGCACCGCGTCACCACGGCGGCGCAGAGTCGGCTCGACGATCGAGCGCACGGCTTCGGCGGTCAGTTCGGTGTCGCACTCCCCGGCGGCGAGCCGGAGTTGCTCGACGAGGACATCGACCAGCGCCGCCTTGGACAGGCGGGCGAGGTACGCGGCGTCGGGGCCGGGAACGGACGGGGGTTTCTTCAGGGTCATGTGTGTCTCCATGTGTGAGGTGTCGAGGCATCCTGCACGGTGCAGGGCAGGTCGCCCCGGGGGGCGACGAGCCGCGCATCGGTCAGCCGTTCGCTTCAAACGAGTTCCACCACTGCTCCATCAGGTCGTTGTCTCCCCAATCCGCAACCGACTCGTCCTTGGCGACGGCGGGCCACAGGATCAGGTAGACCCATCCGACCTTGTTGCAGTCGGCATCGACGATGGTCAGGCGGGCGTCGCCACAGGTCGCGACGGCCTTCAGGATCACGTCGGTGTCGTTGGAGGGGAACCGCAGTGCTTCGGTGTAGTTGGCGGGGTCCGCGAGGAACAGGCTGCGCTCGCGCAGGAAGCCGCAGAGGTGCGAGATCGCGCAACGGCTGGCGGTACGGTCGGTCATGTCAAGGCTCTCCATGTGAGGTGTGAATCGAGGCATCCTGCACGGTGCAGGCCAGCCAGCCCCCGCAGGGGCTGGCGTGGCGAGCGTCGGGCTGGTCAGGCGATCCATTCTCCGGCTCGCAGCGCGTCGGCGCTGCCAGTGGTGTAGACCGTGGTGTAGCGGCTGTCAGTGATTCCCGCGTAGGCATTGACGACGAACTCGTGCCGCTCGATGACCACCGCAGCGTGGTCAGGGGCGATGCGGTCAGCGTATTCGCGGGCTTCTTCAAGCGTGTTGAAGCAGTCAACATCGATTGTGTCGCCATGAATGTCGAGGCTGCGGACATCGAACTCTGTTCGCTTGCGGTTCGGTGGTGTGAATGCTCCTGCCATGTGTCTCTCCATGTGTGAGTGTTGAATCCTGCACGGTGCAGGGTAGGGGCCACCCGGAGGTGGCCCGAACCGCGCATCAGGCGGGTCAATCGACGAACAGGGCTGCGAGGGCGAGGGGAAGGATCGCGAGGGCGATCACGACTTGCAAGGCGAAGGTGGCGTCCATGTGTGGCTCCGGGTCAGCGTCCACTCTCGATGGACTGGTAGCGGATGGTCAGGTTGATCATCGTTTCGCGGGCTGCGGCGTAGGTCCGGTGGATCTTCGGCTCGCGGTCGCCATCGCAGAGGCGTCCATCGGCGTCCAGCGGCAGTCCGGCGACTTCGCTGTACACGATCCAGCCCCCGCAGGGCTGGCGCTCCATCGACGCGAAACGGTTGCGGTAGGTCTTCATGTCAGGCTCTCCATGTGTGAGGTGTGTCGAGGCTTCCTACACGGTGTAGGCCATGCGCCCCGGTCCGGGGCGGCAGGCTCAAACCGTGGGGCTTGAGGGTTGACTTGTCAAAGAGAACCGATCAGCAGGTGATCGATGCACACACAGTACTGCCCGGTACTGCACGGTCAAGGGGGTAGTGGGCAGATTCTGAAGATTTTTTGGCGGGTCTACAGATGATCAGGGAATCGGGGGTGTCGAATGCACCGCAGCATGGGATTGCCTGAACGAACGAAGAGGGGCGGACCAAGCCTCGAAGAGGCTGCGGAGATCGAGTCGAGGAAACTCGTCTTCCTCGCCTCGCTGCCCTCGCTGGGTGTCACCGCCGCTGCACGCGAGGCGGGCGTGGCGGAGTTCACGCCGTGCAAGTGGTACGCGAACGACGCCAAGTTCCGCGCTGCTTGGGATGCGCTGGAGCCGCTGACTGCGAGGCGGTTGGAGGCCATCGCCGACGCCGTTGTAAACGGCGAGCGAGAGTTGAACAGCAGCGCCGCGCAGATCCTCATGTTCCGGCTCAAGGGGCTGCGCCCGTCGGTCTACCGCGAGCGGTCCAGCGTGGAACACACCGGGGCCAACGGCGGCCCGATCGCCATCGAGAACGGCGAGGCCAGCAGGGGCGCGATGATGCTCGCGGAGTGGAGCGCCGCCATGCTGCCCGCCCCGCTGCCAGCCATCGAGGCCAAGGCGGAGGGCGACGAGTGAGCATCGCCACAGCCGTCGCCGTCGCGCTCGCCATCACCCTCGCGCTGACCGCAGGGCAGCGGCGTGACTGACCCGCTCGCCATTGTTCAGTTCCGGCAGCGCATTCTGAAAGCCACGGCGGAGGAGCGACCGCACCTGCGGGCAGCCTTCGCCAGCGACTTCGCCGCGTGGTGCGATGCCACCGCGTGGACCTTCCGCGTCAAGGAAGTCGGCAACGATGGGCGCGAGCGCCCGGTGCGTCAGCCCCACGTCCCGTTCATGCTGTGGCCGTGCCAGCGACGCGCCGCTCGCGAGGTGATCGAGGGCATCGAGGCGGGCCGCGACGTGGTCATTCGCAAGAGCCGCGACATGGGCGCGTCGTGGCTGGTCTCCGCCATCGCCGTGTGGGGCTGGATGTTCAAGGGCTGGCAGTCCCTGCTGGTCAGCCGCGTCGAGGATCTCGTCGATCGCAGCGGCGACCCCGACTCGCTCTTCTGGAAACTCGACTACCTGCTGGAATCGCAGCCACCGTGGCTGCTCCCCTGCGCCCCGGACGCGCTCGCCAAGGGCGGCCAGTTCCGCCAGCACATGGTGCTGCGCCACCCGACCAGCGGGGCCACGATCACCGGCCAAGCCAGCACCGAACACATCGGGCGCGGTGGTCGCCGCACGTTCGTCCTCTTCGACGAGTTCGCCGCCCTCGACAACGCAGCCGCAGCGTGGCGCTCCGCAGCCGACTGCACGTCCTGCCGCGTCGCCAACAGCACGCCCATCGGCGCGGGCAGCGAGTACTCCCGGCTGGTCGGGGCAGCACGCACGCGGGGCGAGCCACGGCTGGTCGAGTTGATGTACCACGACCACCCGGAGAAGGGGGCCGGGGCGCAGCACCGCATCGACGACGACGGGTCCGTCACCGGGTTCGCCGGGTCGCCGTTCGTGTGGACCCCGTGGCTGGCGGAGCAGGTGCGCCGCCGTGACCGGGTGGACCTCGCGCAGAACGTCTTCGCGGAGAGCGTCGGCAGCGGGGCCGCGTTCTTCCCGTCGCACATCGTCACGGCCCACCGCGACCAGCACGGGGCGGAGCCGCGACGGTGCGAGGTCCGCCGCGATCGGCTGGTGCCGGAGCCGCAGGGGCGGTGGAGGGTGTGGGGTGAGCCGTCGCGCACGGCGGAGTACGTCGCCTTCATCGACCCATCGCACGGCACGGGCAGCGCCAACAGCGCCGTCTGCGTCATGGACGCGCTGGCTCGCCGGGTGGTGGCGGAGTTCGTGGACCCCAACATCGCGACCTACGACCTTGCGTTGGAGGTGGCGAACGCCATGCGCCGGGTGTGGCGGGGCAAGCGTGCCACGCTGGTGGGGTGGGAGACCAACGGCCCGGGCGCGGCGTTGCAGCACGACTTCGACCGGGCGCAGTACCCGGCGATCTACCGGCAGCGGCAGACCGGGACGACCAGCGAGCGGGCGACACGGCGTGTGGGGTGGACCAGCACCAAGCGTGCCAAGCGTGCGCTGCTGGGCGACTTGAGTCGCGCCATCGCGCAGGGCGAGGTGGTGGTCCCCAGCATGGACGCTCTGGACGAGATGCTGGAGTACGTCATCCTCGACGATGGGTGCATCGAGGCCGGGTCGCGCCGTGACGAGACCAGTGGTGCGCGTGAGGCGCACGGTGACCGTGTGATCGCGTTGGCCGGGGCGTTGATGCTGTGTGCGGAGGTGGGTGGTCCGATCGAGGACGAGCCGCAGTACAGCCCTGACACTTTGGGGTCAATCTTGCGTCACGACG